GGAAAATCTTACATTAAGTACCACTTATATCCATCTCTTTATGAATATATAAAATAAAAATGATTTATTATTTGTATATTAAAACAAGTCCTCATGGACTAAAATATTTAGGAAAAACTACAAAAGATCCATTCAAATATAAAGGAAGTGGAAAAATTTGGTTAAGACATATTAAAAAACATAATTTAACGCATAAAGACATATTAACTGAAATAGTATTTAAAACAACTAATGTTAAGGAATTAATTAATGAAGGAATAAAAATAAGTAATGAATTAGATGTAGTAAATTCTCCTGAATGGGCGAATTTAAGACCCGAAGAAGGAGATGGAGGCGATACTTCATTATTTATAAATTATTCAAATCCGAATTTCCATAAAAGTAATCGCGCAGATCACTTAAATGGAATAGGAAAAACGGAAGAAGAACGAAAAAAATATTTTAAAGAAAGAAGTCAAAAAATAGATTATTATAATCCAGTAAGACTTCAAAAAATAAAAGATAACACAGATTGGGAATCGTGGTATGAATCTATTAAAAATAGAAAAACAGATTACGCTAAATCTCATGAAAAATTAAAAAAACCTATTTTGGTTATTGATATTAACACCGATAAAATATTACATGAATTCAAATCTTTAAAAGACGCTTCTGAAAAAACTGGAATAAAATCTGAAACCATAAGAAAAAGAATTCAGTATAATAGAATAATAGATGGATGCAAATGGACACATAAAAATGAAATAAAATGAAACAATATCTCGAACTATTAGATAAAATTTTAACAGAGGGTGTAGAGAAGGAATCAGGAAGACCCAACATGCCGAATACAATAGGTATTTCAAACGCAACTATACGAATGGATCTTGGCGAGGGATTTCCGTTATTAACAACAAAAAAGATGTTTTTGAAAGGAATAATTCATGAACTCCTTTGGTTCTTAAGAGGAGATACAAATATAAAATATTTAGTTGATAACGGTGTTAATATTTGGTCATCCGATGCGTATCGCTGGTATTTGAAAAAATATGAAGAATTTATTAATTTAGAATCAAGATTTCAAGAAGAACTGCCTCATAGATTTGAAACTCAGGAAGAATTTATAGATGCTATTAAAAAAGGAAGAGATTATAGATTAATTTCTAAAGTAATAGGAAACTATCATTTAGGAGATCTAGGTAAAGTTTATGGATACCAATGGAGGAAAGTTATTGGAGAAAAAACTGATGATGAATTATACGAAGATTATCTAAAAAGTGTAAAAATTGAAGATATTTCATGAATATATATAACAAAGAGGTAATACCATTATGGTTATATACAAGACAACGAATTTAGTTAATAATAAAATTTATATCGGAAAAGATAAAAAGAATAATCCTAAATATTTAGGAAGTGGAATATTATTAAACAACTCTATTAAAAAGTATGGACGGGAGAATTTTAAAAAAGAGATAATACAAGAATGTTTTTCTTTAGACGAATTAAACGAATCAGAAACGTTTTGGATTCTAAAACTAGAATCATATAAAAGAGAAATTGGATATAATATCGCGTTAGGAGGAGAGGGTGGAGATACAATGAGTAATAACCCTAATAAAAATGAAATATTTAAAAAACATTCTCAAAAAATGAAAAATTGGCATGATTTGAATATTCATCCAATGAAAGGAAAAACCCACTCATTAGAAACAAAACAAAAGTTACATGAAACTTCTTCGGGAGAAAATAATGGAATGTTTAATAAACATCACACAGAAGAAACAAAAGAAATATTAAGAATTAAACACTCGGGAAAACATTTATCAGAAGAAACAAAACAAAAAATAAGTGAATCAAATACAGGAAAAGAAGGACCGTGGAAAGGAAAGAAAAATGAAAAACATTCAGAATGGATGAAAAAGAATAATCCGTTTAAAGGAAAAACCCATACAAATGAAACAAAAGAAAAAATAGGTTTTAAAAATAGTAAACCAAAAACTGAAGAGCATAAGAGAAAAATATCAGAATCATTAAAGGGAAATATTCCCGGAAATATAGTTAAAGTTGAAATTGAAGGAATAATTTACGAAAGTTTATCTGAAGCGTCAGAAAAATTAGATTTAAATTATTCAACATTAAGAAATAGAATAAAATCAAAAAGTAAGAAATTTGTAAATTACAAAATATTATGAACAATATTCATCCATCTGGTAGACCATATACAAAAGAAGAATTTTTAAAACAACTAAAGATTGATAAAGAATTCAATGAAAAATATGGAAATAGAAAAATTGACCAAATTAGTAAAATTATTGATGGTCTTAAAAATAATCCGTATAGTAGGTATCATATTTTAGATGCGTGGGAACCCGAAGATTTTAAAGATATGGCGCTTCCACCTTGTCATTTATTGTATCAATTTATTGTGAGACCGTTAAATGAAGGTGAGAGAATTGGTTTACTTTTCAAAAAAGTAGGAGATGTTAAAAACTATCCAGAGTTTGTTGGAAAACGTTTGATTGATTTCTGCAACAAGCAAGATATTCCTAAGTTTTATCTTGATCTAAATATGTATCAAAGGTCGGTTGACACATTTCTTGGGTGCCCGTTCAATATCGCCTCTATGTCAATACTTTTAATGATAATGGCAAAAGTATCTAACATGATACCTGGAGTTGCAAACTGGATAGGAGGAGATACTCACTTATATGTTGATCATATTGATCAAGTTAAAGAACAATTATTAAGAGAACCCCGTCCTCTTCCACATCTTGAGATATTAAAAGACATTAAAACACTTGAAGATATTGAAAATTTAACTATTGATGATTTTCATTTATCCGGATATGGGAATCCACATCCAGCGATAAAGGCCGAATTATTCACAGGAATTAAAAAATAAAGTTATGGAAGACAATTATGAAGGAAGCATATCGATGGGATTGGGTGGAGATCAATATGATGATGCTTCTAATTGGGGTAAAAAAGAAAAAAGAGAAAAAGAAATATGTCTTATCTGCAAAAAAGAAACACATGTTTATAAAGATACTGACATAGAAATGCGCGATTATTATATCGAGGGAGTTGGCCAATTATGTCAAGATTGTTATTTTGATCTTTACGAAAAACGAAAACGAGATCATTAAAGTGGGATATATAAATAAAAAATGTTCGAACGAATTTGGAATACTCTAAAACAATTTTTTTCTAAACCAGAAGTATCTGAGTTTATAACACAACATTTATTTTATCTCTTTTTAATAGGACTAGCAGTTGTTTTAGTTTTGATTGTTTTAGTTTTGATAAAGACAAATAAAGAAATAAAGGAAATGAATAAAAACGAAAGAAAAAGAGGAAAATCATTATTAAAATTTTTAAGTAATAAGAAGAATAAAACATATTAATTTATGGGAAAAATAAAAAAATTGGCGCTAACTATTAATGCCTTTGATGCATCAGAACTTCTTGAAATGTTAATTTCAGAGATAAGAGATCAAGTTGATTTTGTAATGGCAATTTATCAGCAGAGATCGTATTGGAATAACCCAATGGATCCTGTTGATATGGAAGAGCTTCAACGTCTTCATAAGATTGGATTGATTGATGAGTTGTATGAATTTAAGCCAGATTTTACAAAATACGCTCGTGTTCAAGAAACTGATAAAAGAAATATGGGAATACAGATGATGAGAGAAAGAGGATTTTCTCACATTCTCAATATTGATGCAGATGAGCTTTATGACAAAGATATGTTTGCTGCCGCTAAAAAGGAAATTAACGAAAAGGGCTGGCCAATTACTTATTGGAGTTATGTAAATTACTATCGCGATTTTGAACATTACCTCGTATATCCCTTTAGACCGTTCGTTAATGGAATTCATTCAACCTATTTTACATATACCTTCAACGGACCAGCTCCGGGACCCACAGATCCAACGAGAAGAATCTTTAACCCTATGAATATAGGTACATACCTCTTCCCTGACGAAGTGATCAGGATGGCACACGGTGCCTGGATAAGAAAAAATATTCGAAAGAAACTTGAGAACTGGAGTGCTAAAGATCACTTCAATACTCCGCTAATCGATAAAGCTGTTTCTCAATATGAAAATTGGAAAGAAGGAGATAACGCGATTATGTTATTCAACGTTCCTGATAATAACGTATATGTTAGAAAATTAGAAACTCGAATACATAAATTTGAAGTTCCGTGGTTAAAACAAAAGGAGGCATAAGCCTCCTTTTTCTTTTATAAAATGATCAATTTCCCAGACACTATTGTTTTTCGTTTATTTGTTACTTGAACGATATACATTCCTGGCGTTAATTTTGCTCTTTTTGTATACACAATCGCTTCATTTCGTGTATGATCTTCAATCCAATTTACTAACCAACAATTCATTTTTTGTGTATGACGAAGTTTTCCTACAAGATCATATATGTAAAGTCGTGTTGAATCAAAATTATGAACGGTTACTTCAACTCTAAATTCAGTTGCTCCAGATGGTACAGGATTCGGATATATTTTTAGACCATATTCCGGAATTTCTGATTTAGTTTTAAAACTTTTTTCATCTCCATACGCAACTCCGACTGAATTTTCTGCATAAGCCTTTGCGAAATACTGAGTATTTGGAGTAAGACCAGAAATGGAACTGGTAAAAGTTCCAGTTCCATCTCCATCAACAGTTTTATTGTTATCGATGGTTGGGTCTGGGTTTGTGTCCCAGACCATTCCTCGAGCAATAACATTATCATATCCATCAAAAGTTACAGTACCTCCAGAAACTGCAGAATTTTTAGTAACATTAGTTATTGATGCAGTTATAACTACAGGTAATTCTAAGTGTTTAAGAGTAGTGAAAATAACTTGTTCACCATAAGAAGTGCCAACACTGTTTGTTGCAAATGCTCTAACGTAATAAGTAGTATTAGGTGATAAGCTTGTAAGATTACTTATAAATGTGCCTGTTCCATTTCCACTAAATACAATGTTATCATCTATCGTAGGATCACCTGATGTATTCCAGCATATTCCTCTTGCGTTGACAGTTGTATTTCCATCGAAAGTTACATCACCTCCTCCAACTGCGGTTGTTTCAGTTATATCTGAAATAGCACCGGTTGTTACAATAGGTACGAATAATTCTTTAAGAGTTGTAAATGATACTTCTTCTCCATAAGAAGTCCCAACAGCGTTGGTAGCGTAAGCTTTAACATAATACGTTGTATTAGGTGTTAAGCTGGTTAGATTACTTGTGAATTCACCACTACCCGCTCCTTCATCTGTGTGTGAATTAGCGATAGTAGGGTTAGGAGATGTGTTCCAACATACTCCTTTAGCAGTGATAGGAGATCCACCGTCTCCGACGATAATTCCTCCTGTGGTTGCTGAGTTTTTAGTTACTTCAGTCATAGGTTTCGTATTTATATTTGGTTTTGTTACAGTATAATCAGATTCAAATGGGCCTAAATCAGGAGCAATTCCTTTATAAGGCAGGCCAACATCGATTCCAGTTTCAATTAAATCAGAACCCTGCGCCAATTTCAAGAAGTTAAGATTTGGTAAGCTTCCATTAGCTTGACGAGGTCCATCCATTCCAGCAGGATTTATGCTTATAAAATCTGCATCAGATACAGAATACGCAGGATTGGGTGTATTATTGTAATTAAATGTATTGTGATCAACAGTTGAAATAGCTGTAAAGTATGCAGCTCCTTTAGCATTTCGATATGATATATTGTTACGAGCAATCATATGAATTGTAGAATTGTTATTCATTAAGAATCCATGATTACCGTTTCCAAATGCTGAGCAGTTATAGAAATGCATAACACATAATGCGGCATTTTGATCAAATCCATTCATTCTATTATTGAATGCGATACAATTCGTCATTGTACGTTTGTGTTCAGTTTCGAATCCAGTCCAAGGATCAGCAACTAAAGGGCCCATTTTGAATCCATTACCATCTCCTCCTTCTGTAATTCCATCTTCACGATAACCGTTGTTGAAAGCCCAACAATCTTCGAATATAAGCATTCCGGAATTATACCAACCATCAAATCCGTCATCGCTATTGTTCCACATACGACATCCGCGAATTGTGTTTACTGAACTTGGATCAGCAACTCTAATAGTTAATCCATCAGATCCACCGTAAGGAACATTAGTTGTAATTGCAGTAATTGGATCGTAGTTATGATGAAAATCAGAATTAAGAACCAAGTTTCTTGTTGAAATACCTCCAATTGAGAATCCAAAGCCATTGTGGTGTACATCTATTTGTTCAAAAATACAATCATTTGAACTGTAAGCTGTTATGCCATTATACCATTCAGTCGGAGTTACTTGCTCATAATAACAAATTTCCATAGGTCCTTTCATATGAACAAAATTAGAACGAACATAGACTCCTCTGGTAGCAGTAAATGATGATGAAGGACGAATGATTACTTTTTCACCTTGATATGCATAAAGTTTAAGCATATTTCCGGCAGTTCCCAGTTTTACAGTAAGATTTTGAGTCTCATTATAGTAATAAGTTCCTCCTCTCATATAAATTATTTCGCCTGGTTTCATGTAGCTCCAAGCTTTGTTAATTGTAAACCAAGGGTGATCTATTGTTCCATCTCCAGTTTCATCACTTCCATTGGCAGCAATAAAATAAGGACTAACAGGAATTATGTTATAATCGGATTCATACGCTCCTAAATCAGGAGCAGTTCCTTTATAAGGAAGACCTACATTAACACCCTTATTGATTAAATCAGAACCTTGAGCAAGTTTTAAGTAATTAAGATTTGGTAAACTTCCATCTGATTGTCTTGGACCATCAACTCCTGTAGGAATTATGTTTACAAAATCAGCATCTGTAACAGTTACAGGTAAATCCCATGAGTTATGATCTACATTTGTTTTATCACTTATACTTACCTGAGTTACATTATTTTTATATGCGATGTTATTTTTTATGAAAAATTTCGTGGTTGGTACAAGAGTAAAATTAAATCCTCCAGCCCAAGTATCAAGATTTTTATAACCATTCTCAATCGCTGTGTTATTGTAAAGTTCAGCATTACATTGAATTCCGTTATCCAAGAATCCCCATTTTTTGTTTTGGAATGAAATGTTGTTGTACAATTTTCTTTTAACAATTGTTGGAACTATTGCATCAGTTTTTCCAAGTTTAAATCCACTTCCATCACCAGCTTTTTCCCAAGTATCAGGAATAAATCCATTCCAGAATGCCCAGCAGTTTTCAATAACAATTGTTCCTTCTTCGGCCCATCCATCGATACCGTCATCAGTATTATACCAGAAACGGCATCCTATAACATAATTTATTGCATTTGGATTAGTTCCGTCAATACCCATACCATCTGCATTTCCATACGCTCCTGCTGAAGTTGTATAAGGATCTGAGTTATGGTGAAAATCACTATTTATAACGTAGCATTGATTGCTATTTGTTAACTGAAATCCAGCACCATTATGATGAATATCAAGTAATTCAAATGTACAATAATTACATCCATAAGCTCTAAATGGTTCATGCATATCTGGAGAATTTACTACTTGAGTAACTCCAGAAACATCTAATCCTTTTACATCAGCATAATTAGCAGTAAAATAAATTATAGCATGTGGCCATCCTGGATAAGTATATGGATCTCCTCTTGTTATTATGGGGCGTTCTCCATTATAAGCCAGTAATTTAATTCTGGCTGATGAAGTACCATTTTTACCTGTTAATCTTTGCTGTTCATGATAATTGTAAGTCCCACCTCGCATGTAAACAATCTCTCCAGCTTTAACATATTGCCAAGCTTTATTAAGAGTAAACCAAGGTTTAGTTATTGTTCCATCTCCTGTTGCGTCGTTTCCATTTGGAGCTACAAAATAAGGACTAACAGGAACTACAGGAGTTGCTGCATAAATTCGTGCCCCAACTTGCCAAGTTCCATTTTGAACTGTCGTTGCAGGCATAGAACCTACTGTCCATACAGCAGTAGTTGATAAACCTGTATTAAATTCAGTTCCTAAGTCTGTACCATAATCTAAACGAGCGGTTGGAACAAAATTAACAAAATCAATAAAATTTGGGTTCATTACAACTGAATGAGCGTCATATCCCATAGCTCTCCATTGATCCCATGTTTTTGTTGTACCGCCTGCGTTAAACACAGGTTTATGATCTCCTTCTTCAACCCAGTATACGTTATAATCACATTCAAAGTCGGTTAAACTTGCCGCGTCCATTACATTTATAGCTAGTGTTTTGTATTTTGAATAAAAGATATTATTTTTGATTTTCGTTGCATGAGCAACAGAATTAGGTGTAACATCAGTATTTGTATATACATCTATTGCGCCTCTCCAAGTTCCTGCAGTAGGATCTGAACTGCTATATGTTGGTCTATCTTGATAAAATGTATTATTGTACCATTTTACTCCGCTCATTCCTTTTACAACTCCTCCAACATTAAATGTCTTAAGAATATTATAAGACACTCCGCCAGAAGTATTAACCATATTACTAGCGGATTTTCGTATAATTCCCATAGGAACTCTACTAAGATAGTTGTGTTTTATATTTACGTTGATATTACATCCTGTAAACACGCCATGAGTGATTGTCATTGAGGTTCCTAATCCTCCGAAATCACCATTCCAATTAAACCTATTTCCTTGAAGAAGTTCGCCATTAAGATTGCCATTAGTAGAAGTTATTCCTTCATCTCCAGCTTGAAGCATATATCCTTGCGTATTTACTGAAGTAACAGAGTTATAAAGGAATTTAAAATTAGTAGGAGAACTTCGTGGAACATTAACACCATACCATACGCCTGTTTGAGTGTCGGTATATGTTTGTCCCTGATATGTTAAATCTGCCATTTGAGAAAAACTATTTAATGTTATAAACAAAAATAAAAATAAAAAAATCTTGGATTTCTGTTTAGAAAACCAATTAAGAACGTACATCATTACTACGAAGTAATTTGTGTTATGTACTAAATGTACTTATTTTAAATCAAGATCTTATTTTTGTGCAATGTCGTAGTGCAAAATCTCCTAAATTTTTCATAGAAGAAATCGTTTTTATGTTAATTTAAAAAAGAGGTAGTTAGAAAAATTAAATTATGTAAATAAAGGCTTCTTAGAAGATAGATTCTCGCACTAATTTGTGCTCCTTTAAGTGTGCTTTAATTTTTTGTTTTCGTCTACTAGTGAGAGAGTCAGTAGCATCATAATAGTAACGAACTGGCTCATAAATAATTAAGTTTGCAGTTAATGGATCGATTTTGACGTGAGTCTGTGTAGTTTCATCTTGAATAAGATAATACTTTACAGCGCCATCATCGGTAGTAACAATATTATGCACAATACCCGTGATTTTCTTTTTATCATCAGGAATAGCATTAGAGCGAACCGGATATCCAGAAATTTTTGAACCCACTTTGATTTCGTCGATATAATCTAATTTTTCAGTATGTGGTTGTTCAAGAGAATGATTCAATGGTTTTATTTCATAGGTGTACATCATGTTTTGGCCTCCGTAGTTAAATGCACCACCAAAGCCTCCACGAGTTGTACCGCCTAATCCACCACGAAATCCGCCTCCACTTCCTGTAAACGAATATCCAGCACCGTAGCCTTCAATTAAACTTTCTCTTACGAGTTTTATCACTTTTTTATTTTATTTTTGAAATTGCTTAATATCAATTTTTAATAATTTGCAATAATACTTAAATCTGCCATCTACTGCATGAATAGTTTTTCCCGATCCTTGCATATAGCTTGGTGCTTGCCAAGAATAACTTGTTCCAGGACTTCTAGTACGCATTCCTGTTTGAACAGGTCTATCACCGCTCTTAGTATAAATTGCAACTCCAACCATATTACCCGGGCCTGAAGTAGAAAAAACAACTTTATATTTTGTTCCTGGCAAATCAGCTGAAGCAAAATTTCCACCCATTATATTTTTGGGATCAATTTTAACGTAAAAATTGTAATGTCGATTAAAATACATTGCAACATTATAGGCACTTATTCTTCGAAGATAATTTAATGTTTTTATTACATCAGCAAAAACAAAATCTTCTACATCAAAATTCATATAATCATCTAGTCTTTTATATGCTTTAACTAGATTATCATACTCAGGCTCTCCGATGCCCATATCATGTATAGCATCGGAGTCCTGTATGAATTTTTCGTTTATAAGTTTTGCTCTCATATTATACTGCGCCCATAACTTCTTCTCTTGAACCGAACTTAATACTTCCGTATTCTTTTCTAAACATGTCCATAGCTTTCTTGTATTTGTCATGTTTACCGTCCTTAATATCTCCGGTTTGTTGGTGAATGTCAGGATGTGTTTCAACTATTAACCACAATGCTTGTGCTGATAGTGAAGCATTTCCAAGATCGATAAAGTATTGAATGTAATTTTCAAGTTCTTTAGCTTCAAGAGTTCTATCTTTAGTTTGTGAACAAGCTGCGCCAATAAGTGCTCTAGCCTGTACCATATCGTATCCAGTTCCTTTTTTCTTTGGTTTAGGAGCTTTTGCAGGATCTTTAAAGATCATCATAATTTCTTTTGGTTTGAATGATTCCAAAAGAACTAAGAATGCAACGAATCTTTCAACTGTTTTGTTATGAACAACACCACCGATGATATTTTCAAGATCTGCTCTTGAGAATACGATATCACCATAAGCTTGGCATTCATTTAACATTTTTGAAAGAGCTTCCCATGTACGAGGAGTTGTATTAACTTTTACTTGATTATCAAAAAGATAAAAATGGTCACGGTTAAAATCTACGAATGTAGTAATTCTATCATCAACTTTAGCGCCTTTTGCCCAACTGATCCATTCATCAACTGTAGGAACAAAATTCCAGTGTTGAAAACGGTTTGCAAGTGCAGAACCAATTTCTGTTTGACCACCTTCTGGGTCATCAAGTTGTCTGTTAGAAGCTGCAACGATTGCCCATTTGCTTCCTAACTTTCTATCACCAATAATTCTTTCGTCAACAAGTTTTAAACAAGTGTTCTGAACTTCTGCAGATGCTCTTGAAAGCTCATCCAAGAAAATGATTCCACCTTCACCATCATTTGCCATATTGTTTCTTCTTGAATTTTCTTCTTCATCATCAGTAGGTTCATATGTAGGTAACCAGTTTTTTGGAATATCTTTTGCTTCAACTACTTCACCACCTTCAGTTTTGTAAACTCTAATTGATGGAAGTGACCAGTCATCAGGAGCCATTTTTGAAGTTTGAACGTCGATAAGTCTGTGTCCAGGACCTAATGTTTTAATAACAGCTTTTGTGATAGCGGTTTTTCCGATACCAGGAGCACCCCAAATAAGTGGAGGCATAAGATTAGGATTTTTAACCTGTAACAATAATCTCTTTACAAGAAAATCAGAGTTTACGTTTCTAATTTTATCTTCACCGGAATATGGAAGTTTCACTTCATCTTCGTTAAGTCTATCACCAATTATAGGTTTGTATTCATAACTTTCATACATTGCTAATTTATGATTGGCTTTATTCTTTTGAGCCTGAGTAGCATATTCTTGTCTAAGTCTATTAACGATATGATCTCCAGATTTCATTGAAGATAAGCCCGGTTCGAGCGATATATCGCTATCGCTTGGAATGTAATCAACAAATTTAAGATCACCGTCTTTAGCCATAATACCAGTATTCACCGGAGGCATTGCCGGAACAACCTTTCCGTTGAATAATCCCATAAAGAATTTTCCAACTTTTTTGAACATTCCCTTGATAAGACCTTTAGCTTTTCCGACCATTTCCTTAAATTTGCCTTCATTTATAGGATCTTTATCGTTGCCAACAAGATATTCATTCAAAGATTCGTAAACTAATTTTTTCATAGTATAGTGTTTTTATTTTATTTTATATATTTTATTAAACCATGTCTTGCATGTCAACTTGTATTGATCTTCCAAAAGGTTTTTTCCAACCTGGGTTGTCATAAACAAGCCAAATGAACTTATTTACATATTTTGGTCTTTTTGGATGATCTGCATATCCATCAGTTAAAAATATAACAAGGTTAACTGCATCATGATATTTGTCATGAATATAATTTAATGGAGCTTGGAAATTTGTTCCTCCACCAAGACTTGCTCTACTAAGATCTGGCTTAAATACTTTTTGTCCCTTTTTAATAATTTGAGTAGCATTTGGATCTACAGCACCATCAAAGAACAATACGTAAATTTCTTTTATCTTTTTAGCTTGAATAATATGTGTGATTTCGGAGATAACTCTATCAAATATTGTTGAATTTCCACTTTTTGAGAACATAGAACCTGATGCATCTACAATTAAGAAAGCTTTCTTAATAGCATCTTTTTTAGTTCTAAGACCCCTCTTAAGATATTCATCACTTTTGTATAAGTGTTTTTTGGCACCTACTCTCCATTCTTTTTCTGGAGATAGTGCTGAACCAACATATGCTCTAAGTAATGATTTCCACTGAACAACCGGTTTAAGAAGTTTTCCTAAGATTTTAACTAATGAATCACCTCTTCCCTGACCAGCTTCTTTGATCTTTTCATATGTTCTAACCATTTCTTTTGCTGCTGCTTGCCATTGTGCTTTTGCATCGTCTCCTGATCTTGCTTCTTCATCACTGTAGCCTTCAGCTTTTGCGATTTGTTCACCAGTCTTTTTATCAATTATTTGACCGCATCTTCCACCATCTCCTTTTTCAAGACGTTTTTGAAGTTGTTTCTTTTGACCAGCACTTGGGTCGCCTTCTCCTTCACCTTCACCCGGTTTTTTCTTTCCTTGTTGAGGTTGTTGACCACCACCGCCTCCGCCTTGTCCCGGCTTCTGTTGTCCCGGTTGTCCTTGACCTTGTCCTTGGCCTGGTTGACCTTGTTGTGGTTGTCCTTGACCCGGTTGAGGCTGTCCTCCAAATTGAGGATTTCCTTTACCCACATTGGGTGGTGGGGGTGGTAATTTAGGTGGGTTCTTTAAAAGATCCTGATAAATTTCTTCTACAGGAACATTTAAGTATTTTTTCTCGTATAACCCATGTAATTCATCTGTAACAAATTTGGGCTCAAAATCATCGGTTGTATCACAAATAATTGCGTTGATTTCATAATCTGCTGCTTGATTGAATAAATCATGATCAAATCCTTGACCCCTTGTATCATGCATCATAATACAGTGCATAATTTCATGTATTAAAACGAATATTTTCCCTAACCATGAAAGGTTAGCTGCAAATTCAGGATTAACAAATAATCTAACACCGTCAGTAGCCATTGTATCAATAACCCATGTATAAATCGTAGGGGTCATATCATTTACGTAAGGACGATATAACTGAGATTGTGTAGTTATTTTATATTTTGCTTTTTCAATTTCTTCAGCAACTTTTTTAACATTAATAGTTTGTCCCGTATAAGGAGATATAGCTGCTTCTTGTTCTTCGAGTTTAGGAGAAATTCGTTTCAATTGCTCTATTTCTTCAGCAGAAGCTGCTTCACTAAGAGTTCCCGATCTTAATTTATGAATAAATTCTTCTAATAATGGGTAATAATTTTCTGCCATATCGATAGTGTTATATTTATTGTTTATTTATTATGTTTCCGCTAACCTTACATCTTCCTCGTATTGATTCTTCGTATACTACTTTTGAGGGTGTGTAATAAACATCACCATCTACCTCATCAGGAAAATATTTTAGTGTTTCAATAGGATTTTTATGTATATAAAGATTTCCACCTAATACTCTTGGAATTCCTTTTAAATCTTTTAACTTATTATTGCTTATACTTAAAAATCCATGTATCACTGATGCTAAACCATCTAATGATGTTAATTCATTATGTGATACAATATAATCTCCTTTAACTTCTTTGGGTCCATCTATTAAGTTTGGTAATTTGTTCCAACTTGCTAAAAATGAGCCTGAAACTATATTCGGAGTTCCTTTTAAAGATTTTAATTCATTATGATCACAGTGGAATCCTCCCATAACATATCCAAATTTTATAAAATCAGGAAATTCCTTTAATCCTAACTTTGCAAGATTTACTGTGTTATATGTGTTTATCTTAAAATTAGGCGGAATAATAACAAAATCATCCTTATTCACTGCGTTATTTTCAAGAAGCCAAATCGTTATTTCTTTTTCTATTCCTATTCCCATATCTTTTACAGGATCAGTTTCTTCTTTGAAACTTAAATACTCAAATAACGATTCAGATAGAATTTTCATATTAAATTATAGTCATATATGCTATTTGAACTGGAAAATCATGAGGATTGTAAACATAAAATCCTGTAATCAAATTCTCAATAGGAGAATTAACTGGATCTGGAGCGCTTAACCATATTCTTATAGGACCTACTTTTTCCCATTTATTATGTGTTTCAACATAGTGAAGATAATCAGCACCGCTCATAGTATCAAACTCACATGTTTTACTAATACCTACATCAACTGCATCGTAATGTCTCATATAACATTCTCCGGTTGTTCCATCGGTAGGATCTGATACAAGCTCAAACCATTCTAAATAATCTGGCACATGATTTATTTCAACATACGCATCTGATTCTGCAACTGAACTTGGATAATTAACTTTTAATACATAACCTAACATTGCGCTATTTGGATATTTGAATGCAGGTATCGATACTGATGCATCTTCATATAAAGTTTCTCCCCATACTGAAGAATCAGGTTTCCAAAGACTTACATCAATATGTTCAACATCAAATAAATAACCCGGTGTTTGAGCTTCAAATGTTAATCCACTCGGTTCGTAAGTTACGTTTATTTTAATGCCGAGCTCATCAAATTTTATATTGAATGCATTTTCAATACTTATTTCATTGTCTGGGTCTGGATCAGCGGTAACAAAAATATTTGTGTCGTAATGTTTAAAACTTTTATAGTGATTAAGAGATATATCTGCACTCATATAAAAAGGCTGATTTATGCCCGGATCGGCGAAGGGTCCTGTAAA